ATAGTCTTTGTCTAATTCGCTAGCAATATATTTAAAACCTAGATTTTCACAAGCAATTAAAGAAGAGGCAGAACCACAATGAGTATCTAAGATTAAATCATTCGGCTTTGCGTAATTGGTTAAAAGCCATTCATATAGTTTGACAGGTTTTTGATTTAAGTGAATTCTGATCTCCTTATCCTTCATATTTTCCTGAAACATTCCTTTCCACATAAACTCAAATTTTCTAACCGCAGTATTAAAACTTGTCCAAGCAAGTTCACAATCTGCAAATAGATTATCTCCAGTCTTTTTGTCCCAAACAATCCAACAAGAAGAGTCTAGCCCAAACTTAGATATATAATGATTAGCCCCAAATATAATTTGATTTTTAGATACTCGAAATAGTTCTTTAAAATATAAATCTAATGGGCTTTCGTTATCCCATTCTTTTTTCCCGTATTCTCTTGATACACACTTTGCATTTTTCCCTTTTTTGCCTTGCCTACTATTACGAGACTCACCAATCCCATAAGGAGGATCAACTATTGCAAGGTCTATCTCTTTGTCTTTTAGATTAGCCATTAGCTGCATACAGTCAATATTTTCGTAAGTGCCATTCATAGTTTTAGTAAACAAAAATTATTCGTATTGACCAAACTTTATAGCTAAACAATTTTTTAGAGCCCCTGATTGTGAGCGGGGGCTTTTTTTATATATGAACAAGCTATATCATATAAGTAGAATTTCAATTAAAAAAAACTTGCAGCCTTAAAATATTCTTATGCCACATTAAAAAAATCTATTTTTGACTTTTATTAATTCGGTGAAAATTTTTATATACGCTATATATAAAATGACGACTAATTATATGAGGGATAAATATATGAATACAGACACTATAGAATTCAGAGTAATTATTATTAAACATAATTCAAATTGGATAGCTAGAGCAGTAGACTATACATTTATAGCTCAAGGACTTAGCCCCGATTCGGCTATAGATTGTTTAGTTGGATGCATAGGTGCTCAATATTCTTATGATAAAAGTAAAAATATAGAACCTTTGTCTAAACATAAAACTAAAGAAAAAATATTTAGTAGTTTATTTGAGAAAGCAAAAAATAAATATAAAGCTCAAATCCCGCCAGAGGACTTTTACAATGATGCACCATAATTTATCCCACAGCTTGCGTATGCTTAAAATATGAATTATAAAACTTTAATCCAAATTTTAAATGATGACTGTAATTGTGATTGCATTAAAAAAGGACAACATAAAACAGCCGGATATGTTAGTTGGGTAACTTTATTTTTCTTCTAAGATAGATTTTATTTTCCTAGCTTGGTTGAGAGTTAAGTCTGTAACACCCCATCCGGAAAATCTTTTTTTTATAACTTCCATAGATTCTTTTAGCTCTTGCCATTCCAGGAAAGCAAGCTCGGATACAAAAAGATATTCGGGATTGTATCTTGGATTAAATTCTTCATTTTTTAAATTTTGAACAAAATACCTACCACTATATTGTCCTACTTCCAAAAATTTTTTTCCTAGCTTAGTAATAATATGTTCTTTTTGAATACGATTCCCTTCTTTATCAAAAGAATAACTGTATAATTTTTGACCCACTTCTAGTTTTTGACTAATCATAATTAACCTCTCTTTTTAACCCTACGTTTTTTGTTCTGGCTGAATCGAGCGGGTTAGAACTAGACTCAGCTTTTTTATTCTCAATCTAAAATCCATAATCGTAAAAGTCAAATCTTAAAATATCGCCCCGCGAATATTCTGTATTAGCCCCAATTAAATCAGAAAATCCCCGAAAACATCGCATAACTAAGCATGGTCGGACATTCCCTCAACACCTTTGCGCCGCTTGGCACCCCCAACGGCTAAATACAAAAGTTTTTACAACCTCTCCGGATTTATACCCGTTAAAATCTTTTCTGCAAATAACAACAACTCTTGCCTCAGTTTGCATAATTCCTAAAAACCTTATCCGCAACATATGGATACTTGCGTTTACTATCCCGATGCAACCAGTTTAATAAAAACTCAATATTCGAATAGCTCACCCGTTTAATAATTCTAAACGGCAATTCGTTATTCCCCTGTATCGTTCGATTAACCATAATTAGCCTCGCTTGTTATTTTCCAAAAATTTCCAGTTCAAATTTTCGCTTTGAATTTTATTTTTTAGCATTTTTACTTTTTGAATATATGCCGGATTTTTTGCGGTAATATCTGATTTGACATCCTCGATAATTTTAACCCCGCCAGAAATATAGGTAAAATCTGCAACGTAATCAATCCCACGGACGAGCTCTCCCGCTGGAGATTTGTAAGACCCCTGGAGCGCGATTCGTTCCTGTAATCGTAGGTCCGTAATGGTTCGCAAATTATAGAGCGTTAAAAGTTCCGCAAATCGTTGCGCCTCTTTTTTCGAATCGAATTGAATACTTCCAACGGATGTTTTTTGATTCCGGTATTTATTTTTTTTGGATATTTCTTTGTGCAATTTAGACCCATTTAATAATTCGTATTCCGCTGGAGTGACAGATAATCCTCGTTTGCTCATTGGAATAGGCCGCCCTGTTTTTCGTTTACTATTTTTTTAAATAGCATGTATGAAAAATCTTGCGTTGCAAAATCGAGAGTAGGGTAAAACGATTTAAAAATCTTTTCCGACTCCGCCCGATTGTATCCAGTATCTAATGCTAGTTCGAACTCCGAAAAATCATTCCAGCGCCTAACGTCAATTTTAACAAGCGCCGCCTCGACAGAAAAATCTTTAAAAACGTGTTTATAAATTTCGCCCTGTCTGTATTTACTACTATTCAATCGAATAGTAGTAAAAAAAGTCTTGTTCGCCAGCTTCCAATTCCAGTGAGAGGAATAATCAATTTGTTGCATTCTCATCCTCGCATTTTGGACAAATGTATTCTCCAGATTCTTCAATTTCCGAGCTAAATCCGCGCTCTGTCAATTCGCCACAATTATTGCAACATGCAAATTCCTCCTGTTCGCAATCGTCGCAAATATTAATTTCTACTAACGCATAATCTGAATTGGATATGTTGTCGCCGCCAAATCTGTATGCGTTTTTTGGCTCCCCTTCGCCCCCGCACATTTGACACTCCGTTTTATTAATTGTTTGCATCGCTAACCTCCGAGCGATTGATTACGATCTCGTCAAACTCAAATCCGCAGTGGTAAATTGTATGCAGTAAAGAGAGAAGTGAACCTCGACCGTTTATTTTTTTTGCATCGTTTTTATTTGTCGCACGTTTAAAAAACTTTTTGCCGTGGTCGACATAGTAACCGTTATTAATTTTAATTGTAAATATTTCGTTCATTATGCCGCCAACTCCTGATAATCCTCAACTAATTCGTATTGACTCTCTTCGATTTTTTCATTTACCGGATTGGTAAACACTTTCATTTTCTTAACTGGTTTTTTAGTTTTCGGTTTTGTTTGTTGAATGACTGGCGGCTCTGTCTCGTCCGGAAGAGTCGCCGCGTCAACATCGTTATACGCTCCGAGAATCGTTAAAAATAATGCGGTTAATATCGCAATGACCGCATACCAAAAATTTTCGTTGAATTTGTAAATAAATTTTCCCATGTTTTGCCTCGCTCGATTAATATATAATCCTAAATGTCTTCGACTACAATCCTGTTATCCTCTGCGAATATCACATTGAATCTTGTTAGGATTGTTTCGTTTGTTGCCTCTGCTAATATATCGTGTGGATAATTGTTAGTAGATGCAATTACAATAATGTCTTTATTGAGTTCTAAAAATCTAAATAAAGACTCCTGAAAATTTGTAAAATTCTCACTCGTTTTTTTGCCTGATTTGTAATCGTATTTTCTAAAAAATACATCGTCTAAAAAAAAGTATTTTTTAAAAACTAATCTGCGGTATTCGTCCGGATCGTTTTCAAAGTTGTTAAAATAACGAGTAGTGTCTCGCTCACAAATCCAGGCATGAGAAAAATTAGATAGTTCGCTGTCGTATACTCTGCGCCAATCCTCTCCGTATTCTCTGGAGTAGTCATCCATACGATTCGTAATTTTAAAAGTTTCGTTTTTTAAATATTCTCTCCAAGCTTCCATCAATAACGATTTCCCTATCAATGGCTGTCCGAGGATAATCGTCGATTGCGTTGGGACATTTTCGGGCGATAGATTTTGTTTTTGAAACAAATCCAATTTCGCCTTTTTGTAAAATTCCGCTCTGAGAGGATAATTGATTTTAACCTCTTCCGGCGCTCTATAGTTAACAGACATTTTTTTAACCAATGCCTCCAACTCGTCTTGTCTCCAGATTTGTTCCACAGTCGCCGCGCTCATTATCTCGCCGTCCTAAACCCGTGCTTGGCTGCAACGCCAGGTTTGTATTTTTCGGTTTTGTCTGGAGCCTCATTTTTTTGGAGTCCAGGGATCAACGAATGCGCATTGATAATTTTTGCGTGGTAAGAAAACATATCTGAGAGATTAAAACATATTCCTTGATAAAAAGGATCATGCGGATAATTATTTTTAACCTCAATTAATTTATCAACAAGCTCCAAAACAGATTCTGGATCAATCTGCAAATCTTTAAATCTGTTAATCGCGCCGTATTCGTTTCTATTTGGAATATATCGAATATGTCGATCCTCAAGCATTTTTTCAAATTTGCTTTTTAGGTTCATGTAATCAGTTTTTTCTGTTAAATTTTGATTTTCCGAGGAGGAGGGGAGAAAATCCTCCTCTCTCTCTTTTTTTATAATCTCTGAGATAGTCTCTGGAGTAGTCTCTGTATCTATAGTTTTCGCCGTTTCGGGAATATCAATCTCTACTTTTGGGGGAAATTGATTTTCACCTTTGGTCAATATGGACTTTTCCCTCTGGTTATTCAGTAAGTCAATTAATACGTCAAAATTGAGTTGGATATGAGGGACCGGAGCCCCGTCATAATAATTAGATTTTTTTAGCTCCACTTTGATAAGCCCTAATTTTCCCAAAATCCCAACGGCTCTGTCGTATTGTTTTTCGCTAATTCGTATTTCGTTATACCAATCGCCTCGCTTTTTGATTAGTTGTTTAACTCCGTTCGTTTCTGTGAGTTTTGACTGGTTAGATTTTGACGGGAGGAACCAGTATATAATTTGACTGAGTAGTAATCCAGATACTAAATCCCCGTTTGCTATATCAACGTAAACCATCTTAAAATCGATTGTGTCCCGTGAGCTACTTTCCCAAAATAAAAATTCTTTTTCGTTTGTCATAATGCCTCGCTAATCTCCTAAAGAGAATACTCCCTGTTAGATTCTAATAAATGCGCTTGATAGTCTAAAACTTTTTGATTAATATCGTAGCTATCAGTCTGAGTAATATTTCGAGTTTTGAAAAATCGAGTCAACTTTTGAATATCCGCGTCCGTGTTTAATTTAACTTCTACGGATGTTTTTAATTCTTTAAATTCTATATTTGAGACTCGCAAAAAACTGAGTAGTTGTTGGCTATCTGTATTGATTTGAATTGTCAAAATATTTCCTCCTCATTGACTTCCTCAGCCTGGACAAAATCCAGAGTAGGGCGGAGGATACTCGGCAATTGACTCCACTCTCTAGAGTTCGCAATTCGTTTTTGTAAATTCTCTGGAAGTTTTAAAAATGATTCAGGAGTAGATTCTTTTTGATAATCCTCAAAGGAAAATTTTAACGTCTCATTAAATTGCGGAGGCAAAGAGCCCTTTGGCGCTGTATAGATTTGTTGTATCTCTACCCAAATCCCGCCTTTGTTTTGTTGCTTATGATATACTTCCAACATCGCAGGTTTGCCAAGAATTTTAAACAAATCAAAACCTTTGCGCTCCTCAATTGTAAATTCTTTCCCGCGCCAACTCTCTAAATGTTTGCGTAATTCCGTGGAGATTGTCAGACTAGGATTATACTCTTTGCTAACTCCAGCCGGGCGCCCCGATTCTCCCTCTATGAATTGAACAATTAAATCTGATAACTCAAAAAATATTTTTACTCTTCTATCGAATTTGCCGGGCTCGAATTTGTTAGGCTGCGAGCCTAGATCAACGACTCCATAACAAAGCGCTAAATGTCGCCCAGCCGGGATAATGACTTGATTTTCTTTGACGGTTAATCCCATTATTCCTCCACCGTTGCATCTGCTAATATGCCAACAATCCCGAAATACTGCTCTTTAAGGGGAGCGTCTAAAGTGTCAAAATATTGATTAGTCTCTTCAATACGTTGATCTCGTTTTAATTTGATCGTATCGCGAGCTGCTTTAATCGACTCTGCAATTTTGTCTAATTTATCAAACTCCGCTCTTGTCATACCAAACTCCTTACATCGTTAATAACAGCGATTAGCCGCGCAAATTTAGGCTTGAGACATTCCGCGCATTGTTGGAATTGATAAATCTTTGTCTTAAACTTTTTGCAGCATCTACACTGAGTTAGTAATGTGTGAGTATCTGTTGTTGGATCATAGATTTGCATTGTCCTTGGTTGCTCTTCTTGATTAACCGGGAAACCAAATTTCCTCGTTACCGATTTTGTCCGGTTTCCCTTGCCTTTTCTATTCGCATACTCTCGAATATCCTCGATTGAGTATTCTCTCTGTCCACGTCCGCCTTCTTTAAATCGCAACGATCCTCGAATCGTTGCATGATTAATTCCTTGACGGCTAATCCCTAGTTTGCGCATTGCCTCGCGTTGATTCATCTCTGATCTCCTATCTCTATTCCACAATTGCGGAGGATTCGCTCCGCAGATTCTCGCTCATCCGGAGTGTTATAGGCAAATTGAGCGCTCGGTTTGCCTGGCTCGTTGTAATGCAAATGCAAATTTTGGGATTGCGAATTGTTGACAAGCTCTAAATTTGACCCGATTTTTTTGGATTGGCTCATCTCGTCTACGCTCCGACCAGTTCGCGATTGTCAGATACTCGAACGATTGACGAGCGTTGCTCCATCGTGATAATTTCGCCCTCTTCCTCCGCGATAATCTCGCAAATTACCGTCGGATGTCTGTCGAGGAGCGTTGCGTATGTTTTGATTTCGCTCTGCGTGATCGTGTTTTGATAATCCGCATGGTCCAGATGCATTCTGATTGTTAGCCTCGCCGCTTGCAATTGACCGTCGGTAAAATCTCCAACGTGTTTAAGTTTGTTAAGTTGAATTGGTTTTTCTGTTTTTGCTGCCATTTTGTTTGCCTCGCTATTAAATTTTTTGTTAATCTAATTCTTTAATTTGGGTATTCAGTCCCAAAAAAAAATTTACTCTCTCTATCCGATAACTGATGTTAAAAAAATCAGCTAGTGCAAATAGATTTACTCCGTCAGAGATTCCGTATCCGTCGCGATAGCGACCGATACTGGTGTCATTGACTCCAGACCCTTTTGCTATATCTACAATGCGTAATTGGCTCGATTGTATTGTGGACTCTACCTCGCGCTTAAGTTCCTCAATCGTCGTTATCATTACGCTGCCTGTGATTCCTCTGGTAATAGGTTGTAACTTTTTGCAAAAGTATTAATAACTATTTTGTTAATAGATATATTTTGCAATGTTGCCTGTTTGCGGATTTCGGCGAAAACCTTTGCCTCATGCTCGTTTGCAGCATAGAGGGAAAGCCTTTTTCCGGAGTCATCTCGAACAGTTTTTTTAGTTTGTCGTTTGTTCATTTTGTTCTTTACTCTCCTGTGCTAGAATTTACTTTGTGAATAACTGATATTCACATTAATTTTCATTTTTAATTTTGTAAACAAAAAAATTTTCATTGTGATATAATTTATTATGAAAAATTCTACTCCAGTAAAAAGACTAATTGATTTACTAGATGAATTGAATATTTCCCAAAAGGAATTTATACTTGATTCTGGATTTGTTTTGCAATTTAGCCAAGCCAATAATCTTAATCTCGAAGTGGTTATGCATAATCTGCTTAACGTTGTTATTGAAGGGACAGTAGATACAGAATAAAAAAACGCTCACTAGTAAACGCTAACGCGTGAACGTCCGGAGCTAGTCTCTGCCAAATCGTATAGTAAAAAAGGGGAGTATTATTGCAATATAGGATTCTTGCGCGTCGTCGAATTCGCCACAAGTGAGAGCGAATCCAAAACAATTATTTTCAATTAGTTTTATTTCCATCTTTTTTATGATAAAAATCATCGTATGTTATTGTAAATAATAAATTATAATTATCACTAATCAAATGTTGCGCAAGGGAAATTATAAATAGCAAAAATCCATTTAGTAAAATAGTCAGGTGTAAATAATTATCTTTGTCTAGATAACCAAGCACAATTCCAGCCGCCCAGGAAAAAATAAAAAAGAACGCTAAAATCAAACACGCCGAGCCAAATAAATCCGCGTCCTCCGATGCCACTTTATCGCGTAAATCGCAATAGGTTTTTGCCTTAACTTTGATAGGGAATAATTTAATCATAAACCAGCCGCCTTTTTTGCTGCGTCAATCGCAATACTAGAAGGACTCGCAATCTTACCAACAGCATTTCCAAATTTAAGAATAATGAATAAAAAAAATCCGACTAATATCATTATACCGATTCCAATCAATCCCCAAAACTGATAATCAATTTGTTTAATTCGCCCTTTCGACTCAGACAAATTCTCTATTTTTTTTTGGAGCTCATCTAATTTTTGTCGTTGTTCGGCTCTCTCTGTCTCTAGCTCAATAATATATCTTGCTTGCGACTGGAGACCGCTTTGAGCGTTTTTTAATTCGCTTGCAATATAGTTTTTTTTGTCCTGTGGAATCGCTTCGTCTTTTTCGACTCGATTTATTATCTCCGACAAATCGATGTTTTCCGCTGTCGGTTTGTGAGGTATGCTCGCGCATGTTACAAATATTAATATTAAGAATAGTTTCATGAATCCCCCTTTATCCCCCTTTGCGAAAGGGGGGTTTAGTTCTAATAACCTATGACTTTTTCGAGTGTGGTTTTTGCCTGTTGCAGTAATTTATCAAAGAGCAAAATTCCATTGCCTGAAAAATGAACTCCGTCGGAAGAGTATTCCAGTTTAGGGAAAATTCCAAATGCTCCGGAAAAATGTTTTTCTAGTAGCACTAAACAAGCGTTTGCATCCTGATTGACTAGGTTTATTAGATGATTTGTAAATTCGATTTTAACTGTATTTACATAAACATCATACGTTGGAGGCAACCCGACGAGGATTAGTTTTGCACTTGGATACATCAACCGCGCTCTGTTTATCGTTCTAGCAACGTGGAATTTTACCGTCTCTATATCGTAATAGGATAATAACTCGTTACCCCAACACTCAATGATTAAATACTGTATATTTAAGCCGCCTAACGTCTCGTAAGTATCTCTAAGAATCGCATCATAAAAACTCGACGCTTGACCAGCGAGAGCGAGGTTTAGTCGCGTGTCAACTGTTGTCAACTGCTCCCGCGTAAAATCTGCGAGCGAATCTCCAACTAATACAGTATCATCCGACTCATGCGATTTATTTATTTTGTAATCCTCAATCCATACGAGCCGTTTTTCTAGCTCACTTCTATATTTTGGAGTAAGAGGAAAATCTCCCGTCTTTGGTTGTATGCTCGTCAACGTGAGCCACTTCGCAACACTAACGTTTCGCATCGCCTCGTGATTGTGCTCAATCTGTTTTCTGTTTTTGCGAGCCTCAATTAAAATACTTGCGCGTTGTAAAAAATTCATAGTTAATCTCCAGTCACTTCTTGCAACATTTGCAAGCGAATTCCTATCTCTTTTAGTTCTTTGTTTTTTAGTTCCATCTCTTTTAAAATTTCTTTCTGTGTCTCAATGTATTTTTTAAATTGATAAATTCTAAACGCATCGGAGGCAATCGATAGAATCATTAGAGCAAATACGGCTAATGAATATATCACTCATTTTGGTTCCAGTATCCAGCATGGTCGTTTTACATTAATCTTGGAAGTTTTGCCTCCCGCCATTTCCCGAAAAACCATGTTTATAAAAAATTCTGGCATATAATCTAGATTATCCCCTTGAACTGTAACGTATTTACAAGAGCCCGTGTGAATAGTGCCGTTAGGTCTACCATAAGGATTTTGTATTTTACCATCAAAAACAACGATATGTCCCGCGCTCGTTTCCATCGTCCCAATCAATACAGGGCGTTTATTCTTGCCGACATACTCTATTAATTCCGCATAATTAAAATTAACTTGTTTAAAATAAAATGGAATTTTTTTAGATTCTAACATTGGATTTAATTTTTTAGCGTGGTTAATAGAACTAAACCGCACTTTTTGTGCTTTGTCCTTATTCTCTCCAACAACAATATAATGAGTCAACTCTGTATAATTCTCAAAACTAGGCTGATTATTTAAAATCAAATAATCTCTTAGCCATTGCATCATCATTGTAAAGCTCGAAATCATGCATTGATTATGCGCTTCCGTATCGCCTGTGAATGCGTTTATATTATCGCGTTGAGATAGCCATTTAACGGGAGGTTTTATTTGTTCCATATTATCTACCAAGTCCCGATTCTATATCGTTATGAGGCAAATCTGAATTAATCGGAGTAGGGGAGGAGCGCCAAGCTCTTATAATCTCCGCGAGCGCTGGCAGTCTGTCGCCGATAATTTTTATTGAGATTGGAATTACAAAAACATAGAGCGCCCTCTCGATAAATTTAAAAACGTTATCGGAGACTAAAACAATATTAGCCCCTAGCAAATAGCTTGCAATCATATTGCCACTCGTTGCTCCAAGGATTACAATTGTAGTTAATACAAAACTCCAAAGATATATTTTTTCGCTAATTCTATCAAGTTTATTTTCCGGTCTCATCGTCAGTCTCCTCAATTTCCAAATCTTGATTTTCTTCAATCTCAATAATTCCGTTAGAGCCTAATCCGTTAATTGTAATATGAGTCTTATCACTCTTAACCGCATAACGCCCATTGAATAAAACAAAAGTTCCGACTGGGATCTCTGAGAATATCAACGCTTTTTCCCTAAATTCATATTTGATAAAACTCGAATATCTTGACGGTCTGGATCAATTAAACGATTTAATTTTCCGGCTAAAATATTAATTTTATCGCCAGACTCCGGAAGAATAATATCGAGGCAAACTCCATTATACTGCAATACGCGAGTCATGACATTTACAATCGCAATAATCCCATTGTCGTCAATGGAGCTAACGATAGATAAATCCAAGCAATAAATATAGTAATTTTCTTCTTTTGCATACGTCACTCCATCCATTAGCAAATTTAAAAACGGTTGTAAGTCTGGAACTGTGATTTTGTATTGGAAAACAATTGTAAATTTATTTTTTGCTCTTGCAAATTCTATATGCGGAGATGCGTCTAATCTGTCTCTGTATTTTACAGGCTCGAACGATTTTAAAAATGGGAATAGTATTTCGATATATTTTTTTACATTTTCGTTTTTTCGATACCGCAAAAAAATAAACCATATTAATAATATAACAGGGATTATCCACTCGATGAATGCTATCCAAGCGGAGATCGATATTCCGTAAATAGTATACAATTTATTCCTCTTCTACTTTTTCAACCGCCCACAAATCACTAGGATTGTCACGATTGTGGATAGCTACTGTTAGCTCTGCGGCTTTAATCTGAGCCTCCCGACTAACGTTTTCGTTAGGTAAAATTATCTCTGTTGGTTTGCCAGTTTTTTTTATTTGTAAAATCATGCTGTGAATCTCCTCACGAAATGATAGGTAAATACTGAGTATCCGGCGCCGCGAGTCGTTGCTCCAAAACGAGGCGTTCCATTTGCTCCGTCTGTCAGAAGTGAGGCATACGCTGTGCTAGGTGATGGATCTGTTGGATCAAGAAAATGAATACCTGTGGCACCGCCAGAAACAGTCGTCGCGTCTGATGTGAGTCCAACAGAAAACCCTTGCATCCTATCTCTAAACCTCAAACCAGCAATATACTCCGCGTCGGCATCGTTTGCAGTCATAAATCCGCGCCCGACGATTTGTATATGTCGAGCCATTACTCCCGTTGGATCAGTTCCTGCGTTTAGTCGATGTTTATAAAATGTTGCGGTTGCAGTAACTCCTGTGCTAGTCGCATCCGCTCCGGCGAGTGTAAACGATATGCTGCGGAGTGCTGCGTCTATCGCTGTTATATCGTAGGTGCCTGCGGCAACTCCTGTCCATCCGCTCACTGTAATTGTTAGCCAATTTGTAAAACTTCCGTGAACTAGATTATCCTCTGATAATGCGTTTAGAATTTTTTGCTCTGCGGTTGTATTTGTAAATGTTACAGTTACAACGTTAGACGTTCTCTCCCACGCGCTAATATCAAAAGCAGTTTTGGCGCTGCCAGTTCCGGCTAAATATCTAAGCGGTTTATTCCGCAGAAAATTAATATAATCAGCGTGATAGTTTGTTGTTGTCAAAACATCGCTAGGTTTTTGCAAACAATAATACGGAAAATCTGCGCTTGGCTCTTTATATTCGTCTAAAATTAATATTCGTCCGATCGGATTCGCAACAGGATCTTCGCGTAAAAAATACAAAATAGATTTATAGAGTTGATCGTCAAAATCTTTCGAGGGGGTTTGTCCCGATTCTGTAACTGGTTTTAATATTTCTCTTTGAACTCTATTAAGCCAATCTGCTCCGATAACACTTGCGGGAGTTATACCTGGATCGCCGTCTGTGTATTCGCCCGCTGGCGTTGCGTCTAACGCGTCATTTTTATACATTTTAAAATCTCCTAAGAAAAAATTCTTGTTGCATCTCCGCATCTTGCGGAGCCCGTTCTCGCGAACGTCGTATTGTCTGTAAATATTGCTATCGTGTGCGCTGGTTTATACCGATTTACCGCGAGTCTCAGCCTCAGCAAATCCTCAGCCGATAAACCGTCTGGAGTCACTAATTTAAACGCAAACTTCCAATCGCCTGTTGTGAGTCTATCTCCACAACGCGCAATCCCACACTTTGGAGTAAAATATTCTATTATCGTAACGGTTACACCTAATTTGCTACATAACAAAATATAATACGCTGGAGTCTGTCCGCCTGCGTTTGTGAGTTTTTGCAAAACGTCCGAGCGCCTAATTTCTGTTGTCGTTCCTAGCGATTGACCGCGCTCTGGCAGTCCTAAAAGCCGCTCGTAATCTGTTAATAATTCGGTTGTTGTGTTCGGATTGACTTCGGATAATAGCTCTAATCCTCTGTTGTCAACTCGTTCCAATTCTGGAGCGAATGAATCAGAGATTTTTTTAGTAGTGAAATCTGTTAATAAATTCCACGCTGCGCCCCGTGGGAATAGTGACGCGAGAAAATCTTTGTAATCCGCGACAGACATTAAACCCATGTTATCGCTCCCATTTTTGCAATCTGAGTTTTGGCCAAAACGATGTTATCCGTTGGAAAATCTAGCCGATGATCTACCTCTCCAGTTGCTGACGAGATAGCCTCTCGAATCTGAGATAAAAATAATACTCCATCCGGCTCGCCCTTTGTAAAAATTAAATCAGTCAACTCGGATGTAACCGCCGCGCGATTAGCTGCGTTGTCAGGATATAATTTAATTGTAAAATTGATTGTTACCTCAGTGAGAGGAAAAACATAAATTTCCGCTGTTGCCGGGCGGCGAGTCTCAATATAATCATATACCTCTTGGCGCTTTGTTGAGTCTGGAATAATATTTACAGCGTTGTCTAAAACAAATGTTACTGAGACAGTTCCAGCGCCTGCGAGCATAGGATAACACCAAGCGCGCGTAACGCCCGAAATTTCTTTAGCCCAAATAATATAGTCAGATTTTGCGCCTCCCTGCGGAGGATTCTGTATTCGCTCAACTAATCGCGCTCTTAGCTCTTCGTCACTCTCAATATCAATACCGCCAGTAATTCCGTTTGCTCCTACAGTGCCTTCAGAATCAATTCCAATCTGCGGACTGACGATTGTTAGTATTTCACCCGCTGCTAAATTCCCAATCGTTCCCGCTGTTTTTGCTCTTACTGGAATTACTGCAACCCCGCTTGCGATTGTTGCATCTTCTAGCGTTTCGTATTCAATCGCATTTCGACCAAGCCATAAACTTCCGGTTAATATTGTTTGTCCGTTTGTCCCTGTTGCAGTAAATGTATCCTCTGCAAATTCTGCAACTTTACGCGTAATATTCCATAAACTCGCCCAACGCTCTAAAAATTCTTTTTCGGCTGTGTCCGGAAAACATTGTTTAGAAATCCAAACTAGATACCCAAAAAGAGTATGCACAGCGCCAGCGAAAACAGTTCCAAAAACTCTAAGAACATTTTTTTTAAGTAGTGGAATTTTGCTGTCAATCGATGTCTCGATGTCGCCAACAATTCGGTCTTTTAATTCCTGTAGAGTAGGGCGGAGGAAACTCATAAGTAGACCCTCGCGACTTGACCCGCCCAATTAGCCGACCATTTAAATTTAGAATTTTGTTTTTCTGTTGGTTTTATAATTTCGATTTCGTAGACTAATCCTATTAATCCGCTACGGGTTACAGTGACATTAATAGTCTGAGCAACACCATCTTCGATAAGCCATTTTAACGCTTCGTAGCAATAAAAACGGGCTTTTTTGGTGACCTCTGGAGATGTTTTTGAACGTGATAAAAGCCATAATTTTGAGCCTAAACTAAAATTTTCGAGAGCGTCTCCCCACCATCCGCCAGCATTCGAATCAGAATTTGGCAGAATATCATCATTACCTGCGCGAGCGTCTGAGAATAACGATATATAAACCGCAGTCTCTAATCCTTCCTCTGTATCTAAATCTACGAATCCGTAGGAATCCGCGACAAGTGCAAGATCACCTGTATTATTGGCTCTGTTTGTTAATCTGACGTCACTCATCGTTGATATTCCATCGGCTACTAGACAAAACTACGAAATGTTGTAAAGCAAAAATTTGTTTACCATTACTCAATCGTTCCTCCAGTTGTATTCGTAGAGTTTACAGGTCCGGCAGAGTTGGAACCGTTCGAGGATAATGAGCCAATTGCGATCTCTCCAGTTTTTACAAAATCATCGATAATTGTTGCTAGGCTTGCCGCCTTAGTTGCAGCCGTGGCGGTTGGGCTTAAATCCGAAAAAAATAGAGTTAAATCTAGAATTAATTTATTTTTGTTTAGTGCCATATTATTGTCCTTTGATTGCCGGTCCCGACGGACCAACAGGAGTAGGATGCGGATGTTTAGTAAGCGATACTTTAGCGCCCTTATAATTTGCCGTAACCTCCCCAGATACTTGTAAATCTCCCTCGACCGTTACTGTTTTAGACTTTATTTTGATCTCATCTTTTGTGATTCGAATCTCATCGCCGTCGTCAATATACAATACAACCTCGCCCTCGTCTAAATCGTCCGGTCCCTCTGGCAAAATTCCAATAATCGCTTGATCGTCTCTATTGCCTCCGACATTTACAGCGATTGCAATTCCGCCTTTTGGACGAGATTTAATTCCGTAGGTTTGGAAAAAAGGGAGTTTTTCGGCAACTTCGCCGTCTGTGATTGTTGCGGATAAATCCTGTTTTGCGGTCGAGCTAGATATTTTAGCGTATCCGATTAATTGCTGTATGCCGCGTGTTAATTTTTCTTTTGTTTTTTGGATTACTCGATTACTCATGCGGTTTGTGCCTCCGATGGAACAAAAGAATTTTGCACAATTCCCTCCGGTTTTTTTACGACAGGTTTAACGATAGGCGAGGGATCATTTTCGATTTTGATTGAGTCCGCTGTTGTAAATGCGTCTTGTCGTTTGAGTGTTAATACTGTGAGAGTTCCAGAGCTATCGTCTAACGTAAAATTTATTTGCGTTATGAGAAATGTCTCTTTGATTTCAAGCCAACTATCCTCAACGTCTACTAATCTGTTTACCTCCCATAAATTCCCATTTTTCCGGCGCCAACCTTGCACTTTGATTGTCAATTCGCTCGACCGTCCGGCTCTGATTATCGCCTCCCATTGAGCGCGCTTTTTTGCTGTCACTCCGTCGCTAGTTGTTTCTGGAGAAAATGCCATTGGTCGAAAACGTTTTATTTTTTCGTCCTTCGCAACGCCTTTCGATGAGCCTTTTATTGATTGTCCTAGCGTTGTATATTTAGAAAATCTGTCTTTGAATGAATCTTTAAAACTTGCAGATAATATGTTTTGTCCGTTAATCAATTTTTCTTCTATTTTTTCGGTTGAAACTTTTGCAAAAACCAATTCGCCTTTTGTGTTTGAATTGATAATAATATTTTTTGAGCGCGCTTTTTCTTCTAATTGTCCGGCGATTTGTGCTGTCGGATCGAGTCGGAAATTTGGAATTGCGCCGCCAACGTCTCCCTCTGTAACAACAGAAATTCCAAACGCTTCACATATAGATTTTGCTATGTCGGATAACGTTTTATTTGTAAATTGCTTTGGCTCTGGCGGAGTGCAATCGACGAGATCCATCGTTTTGTCGCGTCCGGAAACGGTAAAACTGCGACTTGTTGAGTCGTGAGATTTATCAACATCGTCAATATATCCAGTGATTACAGCATCATTTCCGAGGTATAAAACGCATTTATCGCCTGCATTTATCGGGAATTTTTCGCCATTTTGGACGAAATTATTGACCATTGCAACGGCAAAACTGCCGCAAATTGCATCCATTGATCGCGTAACGTTTAGAGATTTCCAACCGGAATATATTTTTCCGTCAATATAAAGACTGATTTTATTAGGATTTTCGTCGGTTACGATTTTAACTGGAGGCGGAATTTCCTCTTTTTCTGGGATTTCCAAAACTTCGCCAGGATAAATTATATTTGGATTTCCACTTTTGAGCGTGTTTTTGTTGAGATTATAAATTTTATTCCAATCGGATTCTTTACCGAGGGTTTTGTCGGCTATGGATCTGAGCGTGTCGCCTTTGATTACGGTATAACGCATATTACCCCCTTCACCTCGAACAGTCTCATCGTGAGAGGTCTATCAATCTTAATACTATCCTTTATTTGCCAGATAGATTTCTCACATTCGTTCGAAATGACTGTGTTCAAACAATCACCTCTAAACCACTTCCCGCAGAAATTAACCCAGGATGTCTAATATTATTTCGATCTATGAAATCGTTTTCTATATCTCCTAAAAATCCGTATTTTTCGAATACGGCAACGAGTCCGCACGTGTCGACCTCTGCGGATAATTGTTGTATATCGTTTAGAGTTGCGCCCTGTGGAGGAATTGCGAGAGCAATTTTTATTTTTAGGTCTTTGATTTTCTGGTAATACTCATCGGTATTATCAAAATTTTCCGACTGCAAAACCAAATCATCTAGCATAGTAAACAGTTTATTTCGAACGATAGACGCCGAGGCATAAGTATCAAATTTCATTTCGAGCGCTGTGTTTATTGCCGTCGTTGTGTTATAAGTTGACGTTAATAATCGAACTGCATTTTTATTTTTCGCGTCTTGGATTTGTCTGGCTGTATTTCGTAAATTATTAGACCGCGTTTGCTCTTCTAAATCTGCGTTGAGTTTTATTAAAGCGTTAAAAATTCTTACAGACGTTTGGCTCGCAAATCTGTTATTAGTCGCTCCGAATCGTAAGGACGAGGTTTGAGAATTTGATTTTCGATTGAGTCTGTTAGCCTCTTGCAATCGTTTCGACGGCGCTGTAATTCTACGAGCGAGTTTGTCAGGAGTTTGCATCAACCCAGCATAGCCCGCTTGCGCGTCTAATACCGACCGTGTAATGTCGTCGGCAAAATCTAATACCGATGTTGCGATTGACATTACTGTTGAGATTGCTCCAACAACTGCGCCAACTACTGCGAGCGCGCTATCGTATAACGTTGATAAATTGGTGAGAAAATTCGCTCCAAAAATATCGCCACACAATCCCTCTAATTCTGCGCATAATTTATCTATAACAGTTTCCGGAGGCTCCGTAACTAATACTAAATCAGTGTCTTGCGTCTCCGCAAAAGTCATGGTAAACGATGATTTGCCGTGATCGCTCCAAGAATCTTTATAGGAATATGTTTCACATTGGACTTTTATCTCTCCATGGATCGGATGTATTAAAATTCCTGTGCCTTCTTTGTCTAGTGCCTCGATTAATTTATCTCTTTGGAATTGGTAATTTTTACCAGTGACAAATCCAGTCACGTTAAAAGATTTCGCTTTACGTCCTAAGTCCTCAGTATATGGAATATCTCGCTGCGGAAACTCATGTTTAACCACACGCCGCCCACCCGATACGTCAGTATCTGCAACTTGGAATTCTACCTCGCGAAAACTGGCTGTTCTAATATCCGAAAACATTACCAACTCCTACATTAACAATTAACCATTGACCATTAACCATTATCATTGCATCCCATATCCCATATCTATTGACGAACCGCCTGGCATTGGATCGCCTCCGAGCGCAGAGCCTTTTGGAGCGTTCTCAATTTTTAGGGTTACTGTTGAATTGGCGTTGGAATTGATTGTTTGAATTCCGGCATCGGCGCCAACTGGAACCGCTGGAGCGTTTGGAGCTAGTGGAGAATTTTCGCCTCCGATGGAATTATTATTTGTCGTATTACTAGCATTAACCCCTCCGCCTGAAAACATTCCAATCATCCAATCCGGCATCATCGAGCCAATTGATTGAATAATCCCACTAAACCAAGAAAAGAATTCCGAAATCATCGACTTTAGATAATCCCAATTATCCCAAATCAATAAAGGTATTGCGATAAATGGAGCCAATATCATCAATACCGGACTAATCCAGCCCTTCCATTTGTTCCAAAATCCTGTAATATATGCGCTCACTGTGTCAAAATTTTTGTATAGTAAATATATGGCGGCTATCAATGCCACGATTCCAACGACTATCCATGTTATCGGATTCGCTAAAAGCGCCGCTGTAAAACTCCAAATTGCGGGTAATGCGGTTAATACTCCGGCTTTTAACATTCCAAAACCCTGAACCAAAAACGGTAATTGTGAGATCATTGGAATTGCCATTGTTGCAGCCTCGGAAATTCCGTAACCGAAAGAGCCTATTACTCCTGACACTTGCGGATACTTAGTGATTAACTCATCTAACGCAACCGCAACGCCTCCAACTAAACTGGCTTTAAACATATTTAGTGGAGCCATTGTTTTCCCGATAGAAGCAGATAAATTTTGTTGCCGTTGTTCTAAAATTTTTGCACTCTCTGCCGGTCCCTCGTTCATTGCCTTAGCCATGATTTCGGTTAATGTAGTTCCGTCTTTGAGTGCGGAATTTACCTCGTCAATACCGCCTTTTAATTTATCCATTTCTGGATATAAAAGCTTAATCATTCCAACCGCTTCGTCCGTGCCGAATGCTTTTTTTAGCTCGTCGCTTTCGATTGCGTCTATCGTGTCTCCGTATTTAGATTTTAATTTTGTTAATATTTCGGGCATTGATAACAGCTTATTGTTATTATCTACTAGATTTAATCCTAATTTTTTTCCGCCAGAGTATGCAACGCCTAAGAAAGATTTGTATTTAGTTGCAGCTTCCGAACCAGACATTGTTTGTTGTAATGCCCCTAATACAAGAGCTTGTTCAGCGAATGATACATTTGCGCTTGTAGCCGTCGCGCCTAACGCAGATATTGCGGCACTTAATTGATTCCCGTCTGTTTTAAATGCTTGCACTGATTTTGCAATTCCCGCAGAAAAATACTTTCCAAATTCAATATTTTTTTCCTCATCCGATAATGATTTCCAGCCTTTAACTGTCGATTCTCCGAATTGATTAAACGCTTGTCGATGTATACCGTAACCTGTAGCAAATAAAGATGTCATTGTAGCCGTGCTTGATTTTGTCGCCTTCCCAGTGAGTGCGGCTAATTTAGTAAATTCTCCAACCGCTCCATCGGATAATGTTGATATTGCGGATTTAATGTCGTATGATGCGGAGATAAAATCCGCTGTTGTAGTCCCTGACCATGTGTTACTAAATTCTTTAGCTTTTTTTGTGATCTCCTCGATCCCAGTGTCTTGAATCCCTAAAGATTTTATTTGCCCCTGCGCTGTGGCTATTTCTCCGTAGGCGTTGATTGCACCTAACGATGCGCTTTTAAATTTGTCGAACATTTGATAAACGGGAGAGCCAAACGCATTGTCAAGCGCCGTTTGTGCTGCGCCTAAACGCGTGTTTAGTTTGTCCGTTGTGACTTGGAACGCAGAAACCGCGCCCTTCATTGTGTTTAATGGAGCGGATAATTTATCTATTGCGGAGATAATCATCGAGAGAGAAAAAGATTTTGCCACTGTGATTACCTCCTTTTTTGTATAGTGTTGTCTATATCTACTGTCGTATATCTCCTATCGTAAGGACTTGATTAATCAAGTCCTTACGATAGAGTGATAGTCTATATACTAAGACTTTTTACTCATCGCCTTTTTTCATCCTCTTTAATTCGGATGAGTTGAGAATGCCAAAAATGCATTTGTTTGAAATTCATTCGCATAATTTCGGACGGGTGAAAATGATAATGATATGCTAAATCTCCACAGACATCCGCCCAATTCCGTGGAATTACGCTAAAAAATGGAAACCTACTTTTGCGATTCTTAGCAATTGCCGAGACTTCATTTTATTAACGGAGGCAACTGGTAAATTGCCGCAAACCTCAACGAGGATACTGGCAGTTTGGAACGTTTGCCCTTTAGCCGCGTCTAGTCGTTTTAGATCGGAGCCTGTTGGCTCTTCGATTACCAATACCTCGACAGATTCTCCCTCGTTGTTTACAACTGGAGAATCTAATAATACATGAATGGAGTCCGGCAAGACTCCAATTTTTTTATCGTCGGCTAGGTCTGCGAAATTCTCGCCCCAAGTTTCAACAATTTGTTCTTTCGTTAAATACGTGTTATCCGTTTGTTTTTCTTTAGCCATAATTATTTTACTTCCATCGCTTCTTTACCTTCGAATCTAACCTCTAACGTTGCCGCCTCTGTGTCCGCGTCTCCGCTACCAGCAAACCAAGCATTTCTTAAAATCACAGATTTGCCGTTAGACAAATCCAGATTAATTGTTACATCGTCGAGGTTTGTAAATACTGCAACGTCTAATTCTTTGTTGTTGAATATTGCGCCCTCGATGAATGGAACTGTTGGAGTCTCTTTGTATCCTGGAACCGATCCGTCCATGGAAATTACGGCCTCTCGTTTTGGAGTCCCTAAATTATATTTAAAAGAACCGCTGGCGGCATAAGTTTGTCCGTCAGCTTTAAATTTGATTGTCCCTGATATTCTGTTTTCGTTAGCCATTACGCGCTCCTAGTTTTTGAATGCGATTTGAACCGCACTCACTAAAAATTGATTAATGATATTAGGCTCGATATGAATATCTAACCTGTCCGGATTAGAGCTATTACGCTCAACGATTAAACCTGCGATAAATCCTGTAATGTCCTCAACAAGTGCTTGCTCTTGCCATAGGAGGAATCTTGCGATTAACTCCGCGCGCATTGTTTTTGGAGTCATGACTTTTTGGCCTGCGCCGTAGGTTTTGGAATCGTCGCCGAGTTTGTGTCTTGGATATTTTGCGAGGATGAAATTTCTTAAATCATATCTCAAATATCTCAGAGTTTGCAAACGCTCAACGCCCATATAGCTAATGTCGTCGGCTCCCGCTGCGTTGGTTTTGTAGGTTGTAATTAACAACTCGATATAAACCGATCCGTCCGCGCCTACGGTAAATGTTGATATACCGTCAAAGAGTAAACTATTTCTTTCGGCGAGTGTGAATCTGTCAGCCTCTGCCGGAGCCATTACTCCAACTAGTTTAATCGTCTTTAGTGGAACCGCTGGATCTACTCCAGAGGAATACGCGACCGCGCCTGTAACCGCTGCCGCAACTTGAAACGGAGGAGTAGGGGATTTCCGACAATGCATAATTGAGATAAACGGAGTGTTTAGGCTATTGCCTAACGTTCCTAAATTTCCGAGAGTGTCATCCTCCGCCGCATAAGCAAAAAATTCTTTTTGCACTAATGGACCCCATCGAAGATCGCCTTCGGTTGTGATTGCCGTGGTCGATGTTGCGTCGTTGTATGGTAAGCATACCTCTGTATAGTGAGTATCTCCCATGGCTGCGATTGCCGCTGTGAGAGTTGGCGCTGCCGTGCCGGATGCCATTGCAACGATAGTCGCTCCGACTCCACTTGGAAGAGCTTCGCCTCTGTTGTAATTGTGTCTGATATTTATTTTGTTACCCGTTAGCCCCTTCCATTTACATGTAATCGTTACGACTCCTGCGGTATTGGCTGCGGTTACAGGTAAATCTGTATCTGCGTTAATCGCGTCTTTGACCGCTGTTGCAACTTGTGTCGCTGTCATCGCAGCTGTAACGCCTGCGGTAATTTGTTTCCCGCCGATATATAAATAAATTGTTCCAGCAAGTGCGCTCGATGCGGTATATGTGATTGTCCCGCTCGCTGCAACGCCCGCCCCTGGCTCTTCCTGTGGACAAAAATACGCTTCGGTAAAAGAGTTATTTTTAAACAATGTATCCGCCATTAGTGCGAGCATTGAGCCTGCGCCAAACAAGGTCTTAGCCTCTGCAACGCTTGTCACTCTGACAATTTCGTTTGCAACTGCCGTTCCGCTGGACAATTTTTGTCCGAGGATAAGCATTTTATGTGTGAGTGTTGCGGCTCCGGAGGATGCATTCGAGTTGTCAAACTCGATGTATGTCCATGGAACGCGAATATTGCTAGGGATTGAATTAAAGTTCATTAGTTGTTATCCTCGGTTTTATTTTTAGATTTTTTGATTTCCTCTGTCGTTGTAGAGACAGGTCTCAGACCTGTCTCTACGTTAGTCGATAAAGTATCGATTAGTATTACATCGCCGTCCTTTAAGCGTCTCTCCCAATACGAATTGTGATCAACCTCTTCCCCTTCGGCTTTGAGGAGTCGCATATTGTTTGGATGTCTGACAATATTTGTCGGAATCGCTGGTTTAATTTTTATAAATGGCATTTTTTTTAAATCTCCTATTGAGGTAAAACAACTTTACCCTCTGTATCGTTTTCATAATATAAATCCGTTTGTTCTAGTGCAATATCGGGAGTATCCACTGCGGTCGATGTATAATATACAACGTTATACGACATTAAAGCCGCTCCGATTAGTTCATCTCCGTCGTTTTTTACTGCAATATCCGTGGAAATTAATGTTAATTGATCGCAATTTCCGTCCAAATCCTCATGTTGATTGAGTGCTTGTTCGCATTCTGCGGCGATTAATTCCAATTCATCGACCATTCCGTCTTGCGTTCTTTTGCTCGTATGTATTTCAACCAACAATGTCAAAGTGCGTTTAAGCATTTGATTATTAAAAATGTCGCTTTGTTCTTTACCTGTGTAAATACAAATCGCTGGGAGTTGATCCTGTGGTAATGATAAATATTGATTCACAAAAACATTTTTTTCGGCTGCGGTTTCGTCGGTTAATACCGATTTAACGACATCGCGAATTTGTTTTCGTTGGTGTGAATTAGGCAGCATTATGCAACCTCACCAAAATGGAGCCTTGACCGTCAGGTTGAGGTTTATGTGCTGTATAGGTTTTGCCTCTCACTGTGATTGTGTCTCCCTGTTTTATTTCTATTCCCAAAATTTTTTGAAAAATTTGTATTCTTGGATTCTTAGACATTACCTCTGTCTGAGTGTCCGGATCGATCTCCAAATAGTTCTCGTCAAAAATTCCACGCGCTACAATCGGAGCATTTAAGCCCTGCGTAATTGTGCAAGGCTCGGAAAATTCTCCGGCTATAATCGCCGAAAAATCAGAATCAATTGAGTCGAGGAAATCCATCGTCCTGTAATTTTACAGCGCCTAATTTGATTAGTCGTTGTAAATCCTCACTTCCAACCTCGACCACTTCTCCCGCTTTAAAAACTTTTCCGCTGTGTTGGATTGTTTTTTGTGCTAGATATATCTCGTTAGGTTGTTCGTTGTTATCCTCGACCGGATCTAAGACGCGATTAATCGCGTCTCTACCGTTTTTATTTTTGCCAGCTGCCATTGTTAGATTACATCCGCAACAATAAAGGCGTCAACGTCTACCGGATTCATTAACGGCGCACTATGGACTTGCAACATCATTGCGCTTGGATCTTCCTCTGTCCATGAGTAAGGGAATCTTTTAAGACCAATCAACGCGTCTTTGTGTTCGATTGCTCCGTAGAGTTTAACGCCGCGCATTTGACTAGAGGCTAATAGAACTTTGTTGTCTGGAACCATTTTTTTAGATGTCGTTCCGTCAGTGTCTAGATAGGTTTCAGAGTATCCCCAAATATCAATTCCAAGTCCGGTAATTGTTCCGTAATATTTCACGCCGTTAGGGAATGTTTTAGGATCAATTGTTCCGATGTTTAATTTTAACAGGTCGAGTTTTGCTTTGAACTTAGTATTGTTCATCATCGCAGCCGCTGCGGTTGAGGAAATAATTAAAGTGTCTGGCAAATATCCAGAGTCTTTTAAAATCAAATCTGACCATGTTTCCAGTTGCGCATAAATATCACTATCCGCATGAGTCCATAAGTCAGTTCCGCTTAACGTTAGATTATGAGATGCGTCAAGTGCGAAATCTATATCTCCGTTTTCTAATACAATTTTCCCAGTGAATAACGCTTCGGAGGCTTGTTGCTCTTCTCGTCTAGTAATCATGTTGTCAAGTTTCACTAAACATTTACTTGCATATTCCATCATACGTTGTGCTGGAGATTTCGCTGTGTAAATGTTTTCGCCGATTGATCTTGTATACATTTGGCTAGGCTCTAAAACCATTTTTGGTTTCACATAGGGCGGCTCGTAAGAGTTTGTTTTATAAGAGTCATGTCCTACGACTTGACCAGGATTTCTTCTAGATACATACGGAGCAATTTTGCGATTGCCTTTATAGATGTCCAATTGGACAACTTTTGTGTCAAAGACTTGCTCTTCTTTAAAAAATAAATCTCTTAGAAAAGTTCTAGGAGGAAACATTTTTTCTAAGGCTGCAATCATCGTGCGAGTGTCGAACGCGCTAATTGTGCCGAGCATTACAGCGCCTCCGCCTAACGCATCGGATAAACCGCGACCAAATGCATTGATAGAACCGTCGGCTCTATATCCGTATAAATTAGCAACCTCTGGAGAATGCGCATAAACCGCAACTCCTACAATTGCAAAAATTAAAATTACAAGTTTTTTGATTAGTCTCATTTTATTGTATTGTCTCCAAAAAGATATTTTTGTTTCTGAGTGATTCGCGATGAGTCGCTTTTGTGTCCGATCCGCCAAATACGAGAGCGTCTTCGTTGAACACGCCGGAAAATGCTGCAACTCCATACGCGTCTGCGCTCGTTGCGTCTGTGTCCTCTAAGAGGATAACGTCAGGATATGCGCTCGAATCAGTGTTTGCAGAATTTACTTTTTTGTATTTTCCAGATCCTGCGATTGTGGTTACTGTGAATGTATCCCCAACGATAAAATCAGTTCCGCCGTCTGCGATTGTAAATCCGATGTGAGTTGTAGAATAAGCGGCTCCAACTGTCGCGTCTGCTAGTCTCTCACCTGTCGGTGTAAATACTGCGAAAACTCCGCCGTTAGTCGCTGCTGTAATGCAACGCACAATATAATTTCCAATTTTTGCATCTTTGCCGATTGCGTGTCCAGTCATCGCGCCGTTGCCAGTGCCGGAGTAGGTTGAGGGAGTTCCATGTAAGGCAACTTTAATTTTGCCTAATACTGTCCCTGCGGTTAATGCGCCTTGTCCACTAAGAACCGTTACTTTGTTGCGGTAATAGTCCTCGCCAATAACGAGAGTTTGAATTGTGTTTGTTTCTGTTGTATTTAACATTTCGTTTATATTCTCCTAGGATTTTTGTTTGCAATTGCGGCCATTTGCTCAACCATGGAGTCGAACTCATTGGAGTGATCCTCGCTAGTTGCGTTTTTAACTGCCGGAATTTCTTTTGCGTCAATCTCTCTCGCGTCTAACGCTGCTTTTTGTTTTAAAGTTTTGCGCTCTAAAATTTGCATTGAGACTTTTTCCGCTGTCATCGACTCGTCTAAAATAGCCGCGCTAATTAGATCCTCTTCGCCGTGGATTCTGAGAGCGTCAATCGCTGTAATGCGTTTTCGTTCATTAGCCGCAGCCTCTGTAATTAATTTTTGTTTTTCCTCTGCACTCAGTTCCATTTCGTCTAGTCCTTGTGTGATTATAGTATTCAGTTTTTTTTCTGGAGAATTTGTTTTTGCAATTTGCTTTTCGAGCATTGCAACCGCGTCTTCGAAATTTCCAACTTTGTCAATCATGCCGACGCTTAACGCATCATTAGCAATCAAAACTCCGCCCTTTCCAAATTCGCTCTCCACTATTTCGGCACTTGTTTTCCGGTATTGCGAAATTGTGTCAACGAAAATTTTTCCAAGAGCGTCAATATTTTTTTGAATTTCGGCTTTGCCCTCTGGAGTGTTTAAGTCTGGTCGTTTGTTTGGAGATACGCTTGATACAAATTCGATTTCTTTAACGCCTTCCATTTCGTTTTGTTTGGAGTAATCGGTATAAGTCGCAACAGTTCCAATCGAGCCAACGAGCGCCGTTTTGTTTGCGACGATTTTTCCGGTAGAGGCTGCGAGCCAATAAGCCGCACTTGCTCCAGTTCCAGAAACATAGGAAACGATTGGTTTAATTTTGCTTGCTGCGTTGACGTTGTCGGCTAATTCGGATAAACCGTCAACCTCTCCGCCTGGAGAATTGACATCGAGTATAATTCCTTGAATGGCTGGCTCGTTGATTGCTAGCTCTAACGCTGCGGATAATGTATCGTAGGAAGTGCCGCCCATCATTTCGGAGGCGCAAGAATCGTAACGAGTCAATACTCCAACGACTCCAATCACTGCGATATTATCAACGATTTGCAACCCGTCCATTTTATTTTGTTGCGGTTTGCTTTTCATAAAAGCATTGATTTTATTGATTGTTTCGCTAGGCTCTGCGGCTAATCTGAGTAATTCTGTAAATTTATCTTTGGTAATTAACCAAGGATTTGAGAGCGATTGTAAAACGTTTTTTCCGTTTGGTAGAATTTTCATTGGGTTACATCCTGATTAGTAGTTTGTGTTGGCTCTGGATTTGGATTTGGAGTAATCCCGATTTGCGCCTCACGCATAAGTATCTCCTCTGCTTTACGCTTGCGGATAACGCGTTGGAAATCGTTGCCCATGGCTGCCGCTTCCTGTGCTCGTGTGGAGAATCCGGAGGATACTCGTAACTCTGCGGCAGTTGTTTCTTTTGTTGGATCTATTTGACCTTGTGCCGGACCAACCCATTCAGCGCCCGCCCACGCAAAACGCGCGCGCTCATCCTCTAGAAATTTTGGAGCGATAATAATTCCTTTTGCCACGGCTTCGGTCAACCATTCCAAATAGATTGGTTGGCAGAATCTAAGAGCAAATTTTTGTCTGCGAGTTTTGAACATTTTCCAAGCTTCGAGGATTGCGCCTCTAGCTGCGGAATATGAAGATTGAAAATGTTTTACTAAAATTTCATATGGTAATTCTAAACGCATTCCGACCTGTCGTAAAATTGCAATTGTGAAAGGATCAAATTGCGAGTTAGGTCTCCCAGGATTTGCAACCTCAACAGATTCGTTTGGCTCTAATGCCATGATTGCGCCTGGAGCAAGATTCAAATCCATAGCTCTCTCGATTTGTTGTTTTGCGCTCCCGCCTGTGTTCAAATCTCCGAGGAGTCCAGATTCTGGAACTACTCCGTTATCGTTTTTTACAAATACGGTAAACATGGAACTAACGACAGCCGCCATTAGTTCCGCGTCGGTGTATCGTCCGAGTTGGCGTAATGGCTCAATGACAGGGGCTAATATAGATACTCCTCTGCGTTGTCCAGGGCGTTGTTTTCGGAATAGATGTATTACGTTGGAGCGTCCGGACTTGCTGCCGTATGCCGTTACACGCTGCCATTTTTTTGTGTAGTTATATAATCCGATTGGATTGACTTGGATATGATATGCGATAGGCTCGCCGTATGTTCCAATCTCAATTCCTCCGGCTACTCTGTCAGAGTCAAACATATCGTTTGGATTACAAACTCTGTCAGCCTCGACGAGTTGCACTCGTAAATCATAAATTACATTAGGGCGTTTAATTATTGGGAGGAGGCAAAAAACCTCTCCAGATATTAGTTCGGATAAAAAGGCAAGCTCTTGTTGCTCGTAAAAATTTAATGTTCTCGCCGCGTCACATTCTTTCGACTCGCACCAAATGCGGAATTCTCTTTCGGTTTTTGATTCCCATTCCTCCGCCTGTTCGTCGGTTAATCCTAAGTATTCGTTGTCGATATTAGATTGTAATTTTAAACCAGGTCCAATGATGTTTGTGAGATTTGTTTCAATCGCTCCGCCTGCGACTAAGTTATTTTTGTATAAATCTCTTGTTCGTTCTCGAAGAATTGCCAAGTCCGGCAAAATTTCCGCGTCCGCTTCGTTGCTCGATGTATGCCAATTTTTAAGGCTGCGTTTTGTTTGGCTCGATCCTGTGTATGCGCCGCCTCCGGTTAATGCGAGAGTGCGCGCTGTTTGTCGTTTTAATCCTCTGACTGGATCTATATAGCCTATAATTTTATCTAGTAAATTCATGGTTAGTAGTTATCTATTGGAGCGCCAAAACGGAATTTTCCGTTTGCTGGTTTTTCGCTGGAAAGTTTTTCGACTTCTTTTTTCCAGAATTTGATTTGATTCGCAACCATTCCGAGGTCAGCCCTTTTCAGCGAGCGTGCCGAGCCTCCGGTATTTATAGAATATTCTTGCGCCGATGCGAGCGCTAACTCCGCCTGCATCCATGCGGCTAAATGTTCGATTGCTGTTGCGAGTGTCCAGGCTGCCATAGTTCGAATCGACTAGACAAAACTGCTAATTGTTGTCAAGGGTTTTTTCTGCAAATATAAATTTGCTTATTTGCGGTTTAGTGGTTTTCTGCGAGTATGATTTTTGTCATGTCGAGGAATTTGGATTTTCTCGACATATCAAATCCGATATGTCGAGAAAAATTGATTTTATTAACATGAGACATTTTACATCTCGCGATTAATCGACCGGCAACAGTGCGCCTTATAGATGTAGAATTCTTTGGAGGCGTTCGTCGGATTCGAACTGCGTTATCGGGATATGAGCCCGAAGATTTTCCAGTAATCTACCAACGCCATTTTTTGTAAAATATTTGATTGCTAGTCAGTTGTCAAGTAATTCTTTACAACTGGTTTTAATTCATTATCGCTTTTTATCTTGCAAACTTTTTAAAAATTTTATTGTTGCTTTGCTCGATTTGATTCCATCGGCAATAATTTTATCTATCTCCTCTGGATAAGTGCTGAGAGATTGAACCATGTAATAAGTAAATTTAACTTTACCGTTTACAATTTTTGATTCTATTTTTTCAACGCCATTAAAACCGGATTGAATTCTTTCTTTTAATAATTTTACTTTTGTTTTATTGTCCATTGTTAACCTCGCATAATTATTATACACCGCAGAATCAAATAATGCGAGAGAGTCAAATTGTTTTTGAGATTCCCGACAGAAAATTTCGGGAATGACAGCGTATTGTAGAGACGCGATTAATCGCGTCTCTACAATGTCCGGCGAGGGATCGAACCTCACTCTTCCGAAACAGTCAATCAATATCTGTAAATGCGTGCTCCCTTCTACACTACTGCGGACAATTCAATCATTATATAGTTATCCCGCTTGACAATTGTTTTTTACGTGGAGGCGGAGGAGGAGGGGAGGATTGTTTTGTGTTGAGGATCATGCTCTCGATTTGCTCCCAATGATTATCGTTGAATCGGTCGATTCCGAGAATGGCTGCGGCTGCGCGTGCGTATACTCTACAGTCTAACGCTTCGTTTCGTTCGCGTCCTTTTTTCCATTCGAATCGTCGACCGCGTTGGACGAGAGTTTCCGCTGTGAGTTGTTTAAAATACTCCTCTTCGTAGGATTCTGGATAATGGCAGTAACCCGCTGGATAAGATTGGTTAGGCTCTGGAGGAGTTTGTTTTAACCAAGCGTATAATTCTGATTTGATAATCCCAACGCCTAGAGAAAATACTTTTACTCCTCGATAAATCTTTCGATTGCTTCCAGTCTCGACTATATCGACAGGCTTTGCGATTCCTACCATTGCGCTAATAGAATCCTGTCCTTTGATTGCTTGCACTCTACTAATAGGGTATTTACGCACCCAGTTATAAACTACTTGCGCATTATATCCAGTATCCACACAGAGCCCGCGTATTTGCAAATTGACTCCGCTCTCATGCTGGAATGATTCGTTTAGTAATTGGTCGAGTCGTTTAAATGGCTCGTTGGTTGGGTTTGACGTGTCGCCAGGAAAGACACGATAGTCGATAGACCAACTTTCTTTACCTCGACCCCACGCGACAATCTCGCACTCGATACGGTCTTTCTGTATATCGACTCCAGCGGTTAAGAATAGACCGCGCATTGGAATAATATTGCGCTCGTATTTCTCTCGACGGAAATATATTTTTTCCCATTCGGGAGCGTCGCCCTTCTCCTCCCAGCATTCGCCGAGGACTGTATTGACAAAAACTTTTAAAAGTTTTACATCGTGTTTTGCGTTAATAAAATCTTGCGCTGCGTTCGCCCACGAATACCAACCGACCGGAGAATACAAAGAGGAAATATGGAATCCGGCAATTTTGGAATTTGGATTTTCTGCAACCCATTTTCCGCGAGGTAACATAAATTCTTTTTCGTGATTGTAAATTTTTTCGCCGCAGCCATTACAAACATAGTGCGCCGTCTCTGGTTTGTTCGCGTCGAATTTTATTCGCTCCCATTCTAACGCTTGGAATTTTGCGCAGTGTGGACAAGGCACTTGGAATCGCCGCATGTCGCTGTCGTTGTATGCCGCTTGGATTCTGGAGCGTCCGAAAATAGTTGGAGTTGATACCATTAAAATTTTTCTGCGGCTAAACGTTCTTGTCCTAACGATTGCTAACTGTGTCGGATCGCCCTCTCCTCCAATATCGCCAGGGTAAAACTCGACCTCATCCAAGAAAAAACTATTAATCGGTTTGTAGCGTAACGTTGCTGGAGAGGTGGCGCCTGT